GTTTGACCTGCTGATCAACAAGGTTCTCCGAGTTGATGTTAAGTCGGCCAACTTCGCGGAATATGGTCCATGCAAAGGTTGGTTTTACCGCATTGGGAAAACCCCTCAAGCAGACCTAATCGCGCTCCATCAGTTAGACACCGGAGCTACTTACTGGATCCCGTGGAACATAATTCCGCATAGCAACGTGACCATCTCAAAGGACGGGGGGAAATGGGTCCGATATAAAGAAACGCTTTGGATCGTCCAAAGCATGATTGAAACCCGCCAGGCAGAGACTGAAAAACTGTCTTTGTTTGAATCAAAAAATTAGACCTGAAATTCTGCAAACATTCTACACATGAAGACCCGCAAACCCACGATGAAGCTGAGCCACATGGTGCCCGAGGTGGTACAGCTCAGATCCGAAGGCTACACGCTGGAGGAGATCGGCAAACGCTTCAACTTGAGCCGCCAGCGGATCAACCAGATCGAGCAGGCGGCAGAGAAGCATGAGGAGATCCTACGACTGTGGGGCTTCCCGTTCTCGACCAGGACGTTCAACATTCTGGAAAGCCTGGCCATCAAAAGCCGGCAGGAGGCTCTCGACCTTTACAACCTCGGCCACCTGCAGCCCAGGTCGGTGCGTGGGTTCGGGTGGGTATCGTACCGCGAAATATGCGAATGGCTGGGCGTGCCCACCGTAAGACAGCCATTGACCAAGACCGTCTGCCCTCATTGCGGCAAACAGATCTGACAACTTTCCGGCAGCCTGTTGCTGTCGGGGACTCGTGGGTAACCGGGGGCGCGCATCGGGACAAACGCGCAACAATCTCAACCATTAGAACTATGCCAGCCAATCCGACCATCATATTCGACATCGAGACCGGGCCTTTACCGATCTCAGAACTCAACATCCCACCTTTCAACCCGGCAGACGTGAAGCTGGGCAACATCAAGAACCCGGACCTAATCGCCGAGAAGCTACAGAAGGCCGAGGAGACTCATACCGCGGACTACATCCGGAACGCTGCCCTGGATGCCCTCTCAGGCCAGATCCTGTGCATCGGATACCGTTTCGAGCACCAACACCTCGGCGTGCTCAAGAACGACGACAACGAGGCCGCCATGCTCCGGGAATGGTGGACCATGCTCAATTATTATGAACGGCAGCCAAAACTCATCGGCTTCAACATCAAGGCTTTCGACTTGCCCTTCCTCATCAAGCGCTCCTGGAAGCACCGGATCATCCCACCCTACTGGTTGCGCCAGGGACGCTACTGGAACGACCTGGTGGTCGACCTGCGCGAGGTGTGGCAGCTTGGGGACAATCGAGCCCACGGCAGCCTCGGATCTATCTGCCGGCACCTAGGCCTCGGGGACAAGACCGGCACAGGCGCCGAGTTCAGCCTGCTGTGGAATACCGACCGTCAGGCAGCCATCGACTACTGCCTGCGGGACGTGCAGCTCACTCAGCAGGTGGCCGACATCCTGATACCGGCCTACTGATATGCCACCAAACGAAATCTCTGCCGCCGAGAATCACATCTCCAAGAAGAGCCTATCGCTGCTGCACAAGATTACGTCACCAGGACAAATCGCCCAAGCGATGCAGGTAGCTACAGACATGGCCTACGCATTGAAGGATCAGCGGATTGCCGAGGCGAAACTGAAGTGCGCACAGCGCAAGGAAAAGCAGTCCAAGCAAGCTCTGGACAAGACCAAGGCAAAACGCTAGTGAGCGGCCTGTCGACGTGAGCCGTGAGAAGTGAGCGCCGACACATCCAATAGAAGCCATGTTCAACCAATTTTTCCCCACCCTTTCCGTGTTACGTCCCGTCGCTTCTGCGGGAGTTCTCACCGCGGACTGGGTGGGGTTTTCCGTTTGAATCATGACCTACTCCGAAAAACTCCAAGATCCGCGGTGGCAGAAGAAGCGCCTTGAAATCATGTCGAGAGACGGTTTCCGGTGCATCAAGTGCGAGTCCGAAACCAACACGCTAACCGTTCACCACTTTTACTACATCTCAGGCAGGATGCCCTGGGAATACCCAAACCAATCAATGGTGACGCTTTGCCGGCAGTGTCACGTTGAAGGCAATGACGACTCATGCCCAAGGCCTTCCTACTTCCACCTGTGGGAAGTTTCGGCCTGCTTTGAGATCGATCGGCAGATTTCCATGATGCAGCAAGGCATGGATGCAGATGAGGGGTGCCTTTTTTTCATTGAGCGAGCTGGGCATGAGGCTGGATGGCCGCCTCATGAGATAAGCCATCTTATCAAAGATGCAGCAGAGACAGGAATCATGACTAAAGAGTGGCTGCTGGGACTGAGGAATCAGGTTACATTGGCCCAGGCCAAAAAGGAAATCACCCAATGAGAATCCGGTCGATCAAACCAGAGTTCTGGGAGTCCGAAAGCCTTGGTAGGGTTTCGAGAGAGGCACGGCTTCTTTTCATCGGGCTGTTCTCCTGCTGTGATGATGTCGGGAGGGCTCGCGCATCCTCGCGACTCCTCGCGAGCCGTCTCTACCCTTACGACGACGATGCTTTTAAGAAGCTCCCAGGCTGGATCTCTGAACTTGAGAAGCAGGGCTGCATTCGACTGTACCAGGTCGACGGCGAGGCCTACCTCGACATCCCAAAATGGCAGAATCACCAGAAAATCGACAAACCTTCAGCCTCCAAGCTGCCATCATTCGACGATGTTCGCGAGGATTCGCGAGGATTCGAGAAAAATAGCCTTGGAACAGGGAACAGGGAAAGGGAACAGGGAGAGGAGTCGACGACTGCCGTCGTGCCCGAGATTACCGTGCAACCTCTTTGGGGAGTTAAGTTCGGCTTAACACTGCCTGAGAATCTCCAGACCGACCAATGCCTTGCTGCTGTCGAGACCTGGTTGGCCTACAAGGCTGAAAGAAAGCAGGGTTACAAACGCATTGGCCTTTCGGCTGCCCTGAATGCCTGGGCCAAAGAGTTCAATGCTCAGACCTTCCCGGATGCGGTGACGCATTCCATGGCAAACAATTACCAAGGCATCTTTGCATCCAAAGCCCTTCTGGCATCCGGATCATCTCAGTCCGGCACCTTCTCCACCGACATCTCCGCCTACCAATGAATGACCCCTACTTTGCCCAGGACGACGAGTACGGCCTGATCGGCGCCTGTCTCTCCGGTGGTTCGGATGTCTGCCACGAGGTGTTCGCCAAGATCCCGACTGCAGCTATCCAGCACGACAAGCTGCGCTGCCTGTACGAGATCGCCAAAGGCCTGAGCGCTAAGACCGAGCCGGTCAACATGGCGACGGTGGTCAAAGAGTGGAAACGCTCTATTCCTCAGATCACCCCCCCATTTGAGGAATTGAACCGGGCCGACGAGCTGTGTCCCAGCCCGGCCAACCATCCGGCCTTCTCCCAGGCAGTCCTAGAAGCCTACCATAGACGCCAGCTCAGAACCGCTGGAGACCGTCTGATACGTGAGTCCGCTGTCTCCACCCTCTCCGTCGATCAAATCGTCTCTAATGCCGAGGCAGGGCTCACCGTTGAGGCCTCCAAGGAAGAGGTGCAATCTTCCAAGTCCGTTGTCAGCCGTTTCATCGACTCGACGCAGGAAAGATTCTCGAGGCAGGGACAGCTTTCCGGGATCACCTCGGGCTTTCACAGGCTCGACCAGATGACCGATGGGTTTCAATACGGTGAGCTGGCCATCATTGCAGCCCGACCCAGCATTGGGAAGACAGCCATTGCCATCGCCATTGCCAAGGCAGCAGCCATCGACTCCCGTATACCCACCCTGTTCGTTAGCCTGGAGATGTCCGACGAGTCCATCGTGCGCCGTATGGTCTCGGCTATTGGCAGCATACCAATGCAGGACATCAAGACCGGCCAGCTCGACCAGGGAGGAATGAAGGCAATGTCCAGTGCATCAGCCAAGATCGCAGGCAGCCCCATCCATTTTGTGTCCGGTTCATCTGTATCGAACATCGCAACGATCACCGCGGTAATCCGCCGTGCTGTACGCAAGTGGGGCGTGAAGCTGGTGCTGGTCGACTATCTGCAAAAGATCCACGGCAGTAGGGCTGCAGAGAAGAAAACGTATGAGATTGCAGAAGTTTCGGGCAGACTCAAAGGCGTGGCCTCTGATACCAAGACAGCCGTGGTTGCCCTGGCCCAGCTCAATCGAGAGAACGAGAAGGACAAAGGCCGAGTGCCCCGTTTGACCGACTTGGCCGACTCCGGGCAGATTGAAAGGGACGCCGACCTTGTGTTACTGCTCAACCGTGAACGCCATGAGGCCCAAGGTGAGGCTGTGATCGCCATCGCCAAACAGCGAGACGGTGAGTGCGGCCTGGTTCCTCTGTGGTACGACGGCCAGTACTGCCGCTTCACCGACCCGCCCCCGATCTACTGATGAAAACCAAGTACGACCTAGACAGGACCAAATTGCTGCACGACAGCCCGAGGCTGGTGCAGTGGGCCATCAACAAGGGCCTGATGTCCTACCCGCTGAGCCAGAAGTTCCTAGCGGACGGTTCGCCCGACCCCAACATCGAGTCGACCGAGTACGTCCACCCGGACAAATACACCCCGCAGTTCTGCCGGCGTGCCTACGATCTCCGGGAGCTCGGAATGACACTCAATGACTTGGCAAAAGCAATTGGAGTATCCCGCGGATCGGTGCCGTATATATTGGCAAAGGGTCACGAGGCTTTCCTTGAATCAGAACGAATCAAACACAACTCTAAATCAGAATGAATAACTCAGAGGATCTGATAAAAGATCCATTCATCCACGCGCAACAGCCCAACTCGGTGGTGCAGGAGCCAACCAAGGCAGGCACCCGCCCATCCATCCACGTCTCGATGTACGCCTACGGTGGCATCAGTGCTGCCTGCATGATGTCCTGGGTCGACCTGACGGCCACGTTCGCCCGCTCGGACAGGCAGACCGATCTGCGCACCATCCGGGAGGATGCACTGATCAGCCGCTCCCGTTGCCGCGCCACCAAGTGGTTCCTGGACTCCGGCAAGGATGTGTGGGTCCAGTTGGACCACGACATCGAGTTCACTGCAGCAGATGTCATCAGAATGGCCGAGTTGGCCCATGAACACCAGGCAACGGTATGCATCCCCTACTCCTGCCGGTCGCTCCCGGCCCGACCAGCCCTACGCCCGAAGGTGGAGCACCTGCAGGCCCTGAAACACCAGGTGAATGATGCCGAGTGCGCTTCCGAGCTTGTTCCTGTCACGATGTTCGCATCGGGATGCCTCGCAATCACTCGAGGTTGCCTTATGAGCGCACTTGATTGCTTGGGAGGGTCAGGAGTGCAGAACCCCTATCGGATCGACTGGTGCGACGATGTGAGGGTCGAGCGCTTCCCGACCCTGTGGATGCCGTTCGCCATGGAGTCCATGCCCGGTAAACTCGAGTATCTCAGTGAGGATTACGCCGCTGCAGTCAGGATGACCCTGGCCGGAGTGAAGCACTACTCCATGAAGCCCAAGAAACAGCTCAACCACTGGGGAGAGTTTCCCTTTAGCTTTGCGCCTTATGCCGGGTAAGAAGGACAAGAAGCCGAGCATCGAGGACGTCGCCAAGGCAGCCGGAGTCAATTACCTGTACACCCAGCGCGTGTTGGCAGGTAACACCGAGATCCCCCAGGCAACGCAAGAGAAGGTCTTCAACGCGGTCAAAGAGCTCGGGTACGTCAAAAGCCACCACCCCAATCAACACTTCAACAACAAGCTGACCCAAGAGAAAGCGGACGCTGTCGTCGCTGGTATCCTTGAGAACAAGTCGCTTGAGAAGATAGCGGAAGATACCGGACTAAGCCCTACGACTGCGTTTAAGCTGATCCGAGGCGTTAAGGTCCCAGTCGATTACCCTGAAAACGAGGAGGACTGGCGCAAGGATGTGACGGGTTTTCTGGAGGTTGCGATCTGGAAGGGCACCAAGCGACTGGCCGAATCCTCTATTAACTTGATCGATGATCGTGGACTTCCCGTAGCGGTCGCCGTGCTGACCGACAAACTCGCTGTAATTAAGGGGCAACCCACCTCAATTCACCTCGCCATGACGGCCTCTGTGAGCCATCGCGACCTGATGAAGGACCTGAAAGAACGCGACGTGACGCCCGTGAACGACGAGCAGACGCCCGACCTGGTTTAGGTAGTGGTCCAAAATGTCCTACCCCTACCGCGGCAGCACCACCGAAAACCACGCATTTAGGCCTGTTTCGGGCACTCATGCCTACAATAGCAGTTATATTCACTTCGACACTCAAACACGCAGCAAACCCCTGCAAACATTGATCGAAACGCACTTTAGCACCCCTCGGCAGACCCAATGTCCTACCCCGTTACACAAGGCAGACACCAGGCCGCCCGGGCCCCCGGGGGAGGGGGTCGGGTAATCCGCGGCGACGCTAAAAGTCGACGGGTTCTCTAAAACGAAAAATATAAACAAACACACCCCACACAGCCTTCAGTCATCCTCAGTCATCCTCTGTCCTCTTCTGTAAAGTGAGTGGAATCCCCCCTATGTCACACCCCCTCTGCCTCACCTGCTCCAAGCCCTTCGAGATCATCAAGCAGCGCGAAGGCCCCAAGCAGAAGCGCTTCTGCACCGAGGCCTGCAACACCGCCTGGTGGAACGAGCAGCCGTTGCACCCCGTCATCCCCCGGGTAGACGCCTCGCACCCCCGGGCACTCGAGCTGAAGCAGAAGCGCACCCAGCTCGTGCTGCTCGAGAAGGCCGACCCCTACACCTACGGTTTCATCCCTGACCACTGGGAGATCGCCAACACCGAGTACGCAGCCACCCAGGAGCTGCTGATCTCCGGCGGCAACCGCGCCGGTAAAACCCTCTGGGCCGCACGCCGCGTGGTGCAAACCCTCCTCGAGAAGGAAAACGCCAGCGTCCTCTGCTGCCACACAAGCCACGCCACCTCAGTCACCG